CATACCAAAAAAGGCATCCCTTGCTTTTTCCCAATCACTCATAACAAATCAATAATTGCATGACCTGCTAAAGCCAAACATAAAAAAACTGTAAACATTAATGCATACTCAAAATATCTCTCAAACATATTTATATCTCCATAAGATTAATAATTTCATCTTTTACAATATACATATCTTCTTTATTATTTACTTGTCTCAAATGTTCTTTAACTTTGCTCGGTGTAATCATTCCACACTTAACCATTATATTCTTTATTTGTGTTCTTCTACCATCTAACCATTTTTCTGTTTGTGTATCATTTCTTTCTTTATGCCTTCGTGCTTCTTCTTCAGCATCTACTGTAAGAATTAAAACTTTTGCATCATGGTTTTCCAACAACCATTCTATATCAACAGCTCTAAAAAATCTATCACCTTCAAATATAATATGTTTGTAGTTTTTATGCTCTTGATCTATAAATTCTCTAAACTTCTTGATAGTACCATAACTTAATCTATCAGTACCCCCAAAAGGTTCACCCTCAGCATACCTACCCAATACCAGTATGTCATTATGTTTCTGACAAGAGAAAAGCTTCATGGGCTCTACATTCTCAGCAGAGCCCAATCCACTTATTATTTCTCTCATCAAGGTTGACTTACCCGAACATGGGATGCCACCAATCATAATAATCATACAATTATCCCATTCCCGGCAAAGTTACTGTGAGTTGTTGAGGATTTCTCAAAAACTTTCGGTAGTAACCTTTCTTCTTCAAGGATTCATGTGTACGATTTCCTGTATCTAAACCTAAGTGTACTTCACCATTCCAAGCAGCTTCACTTTCTTCCAACTTATCAGAAGCAACAACAAGCAACTGATAAACTAACTGTGAACGACTTGTATTTGTCAAGTTTCCACCAGCTTCTTCATCAAGTCTAAGTTTTAGCATTTCAGAAGTCAAGCAGGTAGTATTCTTTTTGAGAAGTTCATCACCCAACAGAGTCAATAACTGTTTTGCAGTTTCTGCTGAATCTTTGTCCAACATCATAGCTGCATAAGCGGTAATGACACGTTTGAATGAGGTAAACTTATCTGTCCTATCATAGAAAGGTGCAACAATATCCTTCTCTGCCTCTTGGATAATATCACCCCAAATTTTCCAAAGTTTGATAGCATTAAATCTCTCTAAATCTACTCGCGTATCTTTATCTTCGCCATAACCACGAATTTTCATTATAGAGTTTAATGCAGCAACTTGTTCAGCTGTTGCAGATTTATCTACTCTGGTAATTTCGTCAATAGCTTTACGAGGTTTAGCAACAGCAGTATTCGTAAAACAATCTCGCATAATTCCAGTAACTATAACAACTTCTGCTTCAAAATCTTCTTTCCAGATTAACTCTAAACGGTGTTGAAATTCTTGAATATTCCCAGCAGCAGTAAAAGTCATTGGGTTGCCATCTAACTGCCAACCAAACTTCAACCAATTCTTTCTCAACTTAGCATATTGTCCTTTAGAGAATTTTCGATTATCATTATTCAAATTCTTTAAAATCCATTCTGCTTGAAAGGAATTTATTTTAACAATTTGGGATCTGTATTCTTCATCAAATGGATCAAATCCTAATACTTCTATTGCTTCTTTTCGCAAGTTCCTTGCTTGCATTGGTTTAGTACTCATTTTGTTTCTCCTATACGTTAAAATTTACGTTTTTAATAAAACCATTATAACAAACTTACTACTCATAGACAAGGAAAAAGTTTAGTTTTTTTCCTCTGTCATATGACAAAGCCTGGTTTTGTAGCTTTGTCATAGAAAACCCTCTAAATTAGGTGTAGAATCCTTGGCAAATCTTCCTACTGCTTTCACTTGTTTTCCAGCTGAACCCTTTGTTGCTAATCTACCATCACAATAAGCAACACAAGTAAATCGTTCCCCATCACCGTAGATTTGAGTTACCCCATGCAACCTATTACTGTCTGCAATAATAACCGAATTGTCTGGAGCATCTATTGCTACTCTGTATTGAGGAAATGTAAGATATGCACCTGTATATTCTCCTTTCCTAAAACAGCACATTGTTGTCAATCCTGCGTTTACATCACCACTATCAATATGTGCTGACATTTTTGTACTTTGTTCTTTATGGTAACGGTTAGCAGATAATGTTGTAAATATTCCACCGCCTACCCGATACTTTTCTTCGATATAAGACTCAGCAAATGTCTTTTGATTTTCATAGATACTTGCATTTGCTTTCTTAAATGCTTCTTCATTATACTTTGATATTTCTTGTAGTGCTTCCCATCTATCAGGATTATCTTTAGTCCAGCCAGATGATTCTATTGCACCAGTAAATCTTCCTCTCTTAAAACCTATCATAACAGAATGAATTTCATTTGCATAAGCAATCATGCCCCATTCACCATCCCTAGTTTTTGTTTGATAGGAATTTGGTGTTCTAAGTCTATAATCATCACCCTCAATCAAACCTTTCTCTTTCATTTCTTCGGGGTCAATGGGGCCAGATGCATTTGCTCTCATAGTTGTAGTTTCTGTTATTGACATCAATGTATTTCTTACATTGTCATTCGGATATGCATTAGTAATAACATAAGCTAATGGAACATCTGAACCATCAACAGCATTAACTGGTTTCATTATTGCTGTGTCCTCTGTTACAGTTACTACTTCATCATAAGCATTTTCATCTAGGAATTTCCCATTCCATTCTTCAAATGTTTCTTCGTAACCATAATCTTTTTTAACTTTAATGTATTTCATAAAAATCCTACTAAACTGCTAGCTTTAGGCGACTTAACAACAACTGGTCTAAAACTATTTTTAATAAATTTTTCTTCCCATATTGTATAATCATGTGGTACATCTAAAACTTGATTTCCTTCTGGAAGAAGGCCTTCACTATCATAAAGTTTATAACCTAAATGATGATACCTATCTTTTGTCAATACATTTTCTTTTTTGGTTAATTGTTTCAATTCTTCATTTTGTTTTTTTGTAACAATAATAGTCCTTCTACAAAAATTAAAAAATTCAAAAAACTTTTCAAAATCTTCTAAATATTCTGGTGTATCTAAAATAAATTTGCCACACGTTTGGGGTGCCATATAATGATCTTCAGTTAAACCCCTTTCTTGAAACTGATTCTGAGGTATATGTCCTGTTCCAATCGTAGATAATCCTGTTTTAATAGAACCACAATCAAAAACTGGATGATACATACCCTGTCTAGGAAGGGCCCTTTCAATATGTGTTGATACACCTTCATCCCATAGATGTTTACTAGCATTTAAAGCGTTAAAACCTAGTCTCGCATAAAATTCTATTTTATCCATTGTATTTTCCATTATAGACCTTTATAACTTTTTCATAGATACTATCAGCAAGATACTTCATACATAATGGAGCAACCATTAATCCCATCCTTGCTTGTTTCTCATCTATTGTTCCTGTAAGTTTATAATCCTCTGGTAAAGTCATAATTCTTTTAGCTTCAGTTGGAGTATAAACCCTATATTCTTCTGGATGCATATGATTTCCACCCATGAATCTTGGTTGCAAACCTTGCTCTGTTAAAGAATGTGCAGCTTGATCCCATGGCACAATCCTTGACATATAATAAGAATGTTTTTCATCTTCGGGTTTCAAGATACCTTTTTTAATTTGTTCTTTAAACCATGGCTTAACAACATTATCACCAATAGATACTACCTTACCATTAAAGTCCACACCCTTCAAACCTTTACATGGCCCAGAATCAGGATAATCTGGATGGGTGTCAAAACCATAAATCCATTTACCCTTAGAGCTATTTCTCATTAAATCTGTAAGTTCTTTTGCTTCTTCTTTATTATTAGAATCATCCATCAAATCTTCAATGGCATCCCTAATAGTTGGTTCATATTCTTCGGGATCTGGAAAGACATTACTTAAAGTCATAAAGTTTAATCCAACTTCTTTCATAACATCATCCCTAACAGATACCATGAATACCCTTTCTCTTTTCTGTGGTACACCATAATCCTGTCCACGCAATACTTTATATACAGTAGTATATCCTAATTCTTCAGTATCTCTAATCATTCGTT